CAGCCATAATACACCTCGTGTTTTTATTTTAATTATACCAAATTTAGAAAGGAATACTATGAACGAACTCATCAACGTAACCCTGAATGACAATCAGGAGCCAGTAGTATCAGGAAGACAACTACATGAGGCTCTGGGAGTTAAAACAGAATATAAGAAGTGGTTTAGTCGCATGACTGAATACGGCTTTAATGAAAATGAGGATTTTTTAAAGGTAACCCAAAAATGTCTCACCTCTTCAACAGGTCAAAATACGACTGACCACATCATCAAACTAGACATGGCTAAGGAAATTGCCATGCTCCAGCGGACAGAGCGAGGCAAGCAAGTCCGACAGTACTTCATCCAGATAGAAAAGGACTTCAACAGTCCTGAGAAAATTATGGCAAGAGCCTTGCTCATGGCAGACAAGAAGGTTCATAAGCTGGAAGCTCAGATTGAGGCGGACAAACCGAAGGTACTCTTTGCGGACGCAGTCAGCGCAAGTCACACATCTATCTTGGTTGGAGACCTTGCTAAGCTCATCAGTCAAAACGGCTACAAAATCGGAGGCAATCGTCTTTTTGTCTGGTTGCGTGAAAATGGCTACTTGATCAAGCGAAAAGGCTCTGACTGGAATATGCCAACACAACGAAGCATGGAAATGAAACTCTTTGAAATCAAGGAGTCAACCATCACACATCCTGACGGTCATATCTCTGTCAGCAAGACCGTCAAAGTCACTGGAAAGGGGCAGCAGTATTTTATCAATAAGTTTTTGAATGAGGAGGCAGGATGATGAAACCAAGACGGTATCCGTATAGTGGGGAAATAAAAAAGTCTATCAATTTTCAGATAGACTTAGAAAAATTCATGCGTCTTAGCTATGAAGCCATTCATGATACTTCTCAAGTAACTCAATAGTAGTTATTGCAGAAGTTAAACTACTGACCATCCCAAGTTGCAATCCGTCTGTATGGTCAATCTGTTTAGTAGCTTCATTAGCTTTAGCAGCAATAGCTTGCATATCTTCAGCTGTTAAAGATTCTCGAAATTCTTTAAAGGATTTCATCAAATCACCTCCTTTCTGTTGAAATTTTGACTAAAACAGTGAGAGGTCCTGGTCAAGGTTATTATAGCAAATTAGGAGGGAATTTCATCAGTCTTGAGACTGATATAGGAGGTTGAATGGAAGATAAAATCATCGAACTAGCTGATTACTTCATCGGCGAATCTAAAACCTACAGAGAAGCAAAGATAGCGTGTGAGATGCTATTGAAACAAGTCAGCCATGAGATAGAACTCAGGGCTATGGAAAGTAAGACTTTTTAAACAAAAAAGCACCTGACGGAAATCAGGCACTTACTTAAACAATTTAAACCATTATATCACAAAAATGCTTGCCCGCATAGTTGAGAGGATGTAGAAAATGGAAGGTATAACGTTACAATTACGATTGGATGGCGAAAGTGCTGAATTGTTCACGAATCAATTATTGGCCTTTGCTGAAAAGCAGGTCAAGGAGCAGTTAGAGAATGATCGCATGCCAATCAATCAACAAGCTTTGATGAAGAAGTTCGGCTTCACTCATGGCTATATTAAGAAGCTAGAACGTAAAGGATTAAGATTTCGTAAGCAAGGGAAAGATATTATGTATGATGTCAATGATGTTTATGAGATTTTAGAGTTAGAAAAACAAGTACGAAAATTAAGAGCGTAAGGAGAACAAAATGACAGAACCAACTTTATCAAGCCAGCTGCTTGGCTTAGTGTCAATCTTTATCGGGATCTTTATCCTGATGTTACTGACTGTTAAAAATGAAGAAAAAACTGAACAAAAAACAGTGATCATCATTGAAGAAGCTGAAGATTTCAGAGAGGTTGCACGAAGAAACCTGAAAAACTGTGATAGAGGCTTCACCTATGATTCCCAACCACCTGTCGGACTTCCTTCAACGATTGAGGACGTGCCTCATAATTTTAGAGAATGCATCGAAGATTATGACAGACTGGCTAGCGACTATCAGGAAGAAGCAAGAAAGAATGACCTTATAAGAAGTCAAAATGCGAATCTCTTAGAAGAAAATGGGCGCTTGATCTACAAAGAAATGACCATGAATTTTCGTAGAAATCAACGAAAATGGGGAGCTAGGGCATGATGCAGATTGGAGGAGACTATGTCTGACAATAAAAAATATTATTACTTAAAATTGCGAGAAAATTTTTTTGATAATGACGATGTAGCAATCCTTGAAAGCATGCCTGATGGGATACTTTATTCAAATATTCTATTAAAGCTTTATCTCAGGAGCCTTAAAAACAATGGGAAACTAATGTTTAATGACCGCATACCTTATAATGCGCAGATGTTATCTACGATTACTAGACAACCCGTTGCAGTTGTAGAAAAGGCAGTAGGGATATTTAAGGAGATGGGATTGATTGAGGTATTAGATAACGGTGCCATCTACATGCTTGATATCCAAAATTTTATTGGTTCATCAAATACTGAAGCGGATAGAAAGCGTGAATATAGACGAAAAATCGCTTTAGAAAAAGACCAAAAACTTTTGGGACATTTGTCCGGACAAATGTCGGACGAACAGGCACCAGAGATAGAGATAGAGATAGAGAAAGAGATAGAGAAAGAGATAGAGATAGATATAGATAAAGATACAGATAAAAATCCAGTCGAGCTCATCGTGGAAGAATATCAATCTCGTATCGCTCCGTTAGATGGAACTCAATTTGAAATATTGAAAGAGTTCATCACATTAGATGGCATGGAAGCGAAAGTTGTTTTGAAAGCAATTGGCCTTGCTGCTGATAATGGTAAAAGGAACTTTAGTTATATTAGAGCGATTTTGACGAATTGGAAAAACGATGGAGTTTTGACGATTGCAGCAGTGGATGAACGTGAGCGTCAATACAGAGAAAGTAAAATCAAGGGTCAGTCAGGGAATCAAAAATCAAATGTTCCTGAATGGTCACAACCTAACTATGTGAATACGACGAGTGAGGAGACCAAGGAAGAGTTGGAAAAACGGAAACAGGAAATGCTGAAGCGTTTGGATAATGGAGGTGGCTGATGTTTATTTTAAAGCATGGGACAAGAGAGGATAAGCCGTTCTTGATGTCTGCAACCATTGGTGTGACTGGAATTGATGTTTCGTATTCGGACGAGCGGAAAGCTATGCGGTTCATTTCTCGTGCAGTTGCGTTGCAGGTAGGCAAGGCATTGAGAGACTCTTTTGGAAATTTCTATCCAGTTGAGGTGAAGGGATGTTAGAGCTTTATTTCGTCTATAACGGGCACTGCAAGTTTTACCTTGGAACGTTTGATAATGTCACTGAACTCATTGAGCAGATGGAAGACCATCAATGGGCATTCTCGGCTATTACTCACCCAAGGTTTCAGAAGCACATCGGAAAGCGAACAACACGGTTCGACTACGGTGCTAAGGATTGCTACTATTTAGCAACTTTTTCAGGAGGAAAATAAAATGATTGAACTTATTAAAGAATTTGGAATGGCTATTTTATGGATGTTCTTAGGATATTTAATCGGGGAACGTGCAGCAAGAAAGGAAAAGAAAGATGATCAATAATGTAGTGTTAATCGGGCGCTTGACTCGTGATCCAGAATTGCGATACACGCCGTCAAATGTTGCTGTTGCGACTTTCAACCTTGCAGTCAATCGGAATTTCAAGGGGGCAAATGGAGAGCGAGAGGCTGACTTCATCAATTGCATCATGTGGCGTAAGCAAGCTGAAAATTTTGCAAATTGGGTCAAAAAGGGTGCTCTTGTGGGAATCACGGGCCGCATCCAGACTCGTAGCTATGATAATCAGCACGGTAAACGTGTCTATGTGACGGAAGTGGTTGCTGAGAGTTTTCAAACTCTTGAAAAGAAAGATAATTCTGCGAATCAGTCAAGCATAGAAAACCAGATGCCACCAAATTTTGGGACAACAAATCCGATGGATATTTCAGATGATGATTTGCCGTTTTAGTGAGGTGTGAAGAAATATGGTTGGAGTAACCTATCAGGAAATTCATCTCTTTGTTGAATTTTTGAAAGAACAATATGGGCAAGGTCGTCCAGACTATATTGAAGCCCTGAACGACTTAGACGGTCTGGTGGAAGTCTCCTACAGAGAAGCTATTGAAAAATTTTTAGAAGATGAAGTACGATAAACAGGCAGTGATTGAAGGCTATAAACAATCAATCAAGAGAAACGAAGAAAAGATAATCGAGTATTCAAAGCCGTGCGATGCACGGAAGAGACGGATTAGAGCGCTGGAACGGGATTTGTTGAAGAAAAAGAATAAAGAGCTGGAAGATAAGATAAAGGAGTTGGAAGATGAACATACAGGAATTGATTGAGAAATATAAAAAATACGAAGATGGTTTATTCGATATCGGAGCAAGAGTAGCTTGTCAGAATTTTTTAAAAGATTTGGAGCAACTAGACGAACTAGAGAAAGTCAAAGTTCCTCAGTTCGTGGCGGATTGGTATGAAGAGAATAAGGATGATTTTGAAGGGAATTTGTATCGATGTGTCTATAATATTCCATCGATTTTTGACGGTGCTAAACTTAATGAGTTTGAAAGGTGGTTTCTAAACGCTAGCACAAAACCATTTCAAACACTCGTCAACATGCACCAATTCGGCTACGAGGTCGAGGTAGAGAACCAGTATGTGGTGACTTTAAAAAATAGGCAGCCTTTGGTCAAATCGCAATCAGGGAGTATTCTTTATTTTAGTCAAGATATAACAGCTGGGAATTATAAAGTTACTCGAAAAGAATTAGAGGATGCTGGCTTCGGCTGGGTTTTCGATTGTGAAGGTGTTGAGATTGAGGAGGTGTAGTGATGGATAAGATCCAAGGTGTTTGGTGTCCTAGTTGTCACGAATTTCGTAAACTACAGGATCTTAATAAATCAAGTTTCAGTAAAGAATTCGACCTATACGAATGTAATAATCAACTGCATTCAATGGTTATACTACTAATTGTGAAGAAGGAGGTCACAGAATGAAACGAAAAAGCATATCGAAAGCCACTCGGCAGAAGGTTTTAGATAAATACGGCGGTCACTGTGCTTATTGTGGCAAGGTTTTGGACTTGAAAACTTTGAGAGTGGATCATTTGCATCCTCATTATTTAGGTGGAGAAGATAGTTTTGAAAACTATATGCCAGCGTGCTATCAATGTAATTTCTATAAATCTACTCTCTCGCTAGAACAATTCAGAGAACAGATATCGACTTTGCATGAGAGGATCAGCAAGCCATTTATATCTAGACTTGGTTTAGATTATGGAATCATTGAAATCAAGCCTTTTAATGGTAAATTTTATTTTGAGGAGGAGACATGAAACGATTCATCGCAATATGGATTCTGCTGTCTGCCGGATTGAACATCTGGCAGATGGACAAGATCCGTAATCTAGAAGAAAAAAAGCCGATGGTTATCTACAAGGCTGATAATCAAGGCGCAGAAATCAAAGGCAGAGTCGTCCACAAGGAGAAGGTTGGTGACCTGTACACGATCAAAATACAGAACTACGGCATTTTCGTAGTTACTCAAACAAACTACGAATCATTGAGGATTGGAGATGAGGTGAAATTATGATACCCAAATTTAGAGCGTGGGACAAGCACGGACAAAAGATGTTTGCTAATGACGAATTGATTATCTGGAATGGCAATGTCTATGCGAATGATAGCAAAAAGCTTACCTGCAACAATTTAAAAGGATGGTCGATTGATGAAGAATACCTTATGCAATCAACAGGCTTGTTTGATAAAAAGGGGGTAGAAATCTTCGAGGGGGATATTGCACAATTTGAAGATTGTTATACCGAAACAGATTTTTTGTATGTCAACACGGGTATTGTTGAATGGAGTCAAGGAAGTTTTACTATTACCAATAGAGATTCTGTATTAATGGAAGATTTGCTTGATGGAGACGTATTAGATGTTAAAATCATCGGCAATATCTACGAAAAACCAGATCTTTTGGAGGAGTAACAAATGAAATCAGAAATAATTGACAACGTAAACAAGCCGAGCCACTACCAAGGACGATATGGCATGGAATCTATCGATGTTTTGAGGAACTTCATGACAGACGAGGAGCTGAAAGGGTTCTATATGGGTAACAGTTTGAAGTACATACTACGACATCCGAAGAAAAACGGTCTTGAAGATTTGAAAAAGGCCCGCAAGAACCTTGATTGGTTGATTGAGGAGATGGAACATGAGAATTAAAACATCAAATGGCTCTATCATCAACGTTGACAAAATAAAGCATAGCATCACGATTGATGGTGTTGAATATGGTTCAGATTGTCGTGCACTGGTTTCTAAGCATAGAGACGGGACAGGAACTATTACATTAGTATTTGAAGGAAAAATGATTTAAAAAAGGAGTAAAAACAATGTTTACACAATACGATCACGAAACAGGGAAAACTAAACTTACAAAACTTGCAAAAGGTGGCATCATCACGGTTGTTGCTATTACTTCACTTGGAATTTTTCGTCTCACAGCCGTGAAGCGCATCCCAGCTAATACGGTTGGAGTAAAGGTCAGTGCGATCGGAGGTGTTCAGGAAAACACCCTACAAACAGGTTACCATCTTAAAATTCCTTTTATCGATACAGTCTATACTCTTTCGACTTCAGTTCAGACGAAGACCATGGAAAAAATCACAACTCAGACCAAAGATGGTCAATGGTTGAATACTAATATCGATGTGAAATATCGTGTGAATAAAGAAAAGGCCATGACGATCTTTTCAAACTATACGAAGTTAGAAAATGTTAATGAGAGTGTAATTGCTCCAGCAGTACAGAGAGCTATCGAGTCGGTTACTGGGAATTATGACATCTACGACATTCTTGGGAATAAGCGTACAGAAGTCTACGAAGAGATTGACAAGGCGCTAAAAGAGAAATTTGAATCTTATGATCTTGAATTTGTTTCATTCACAATAACTGACCAGGATGCAGGAGATGAGATTGAAGCAGCAATCAAATCTGAATCTGTCAAACAGAAGGAAATCGACACAGCTAAACAGGAACAGGAAAAAGCTAAGGTCGAATCCGATACCAAGAAAGTTCAAGCTCAAGCCGAAGCAGATGCAGGCATCATCAAAGCAGAAGGTGAAGCAAAGGCCAACAAAGCTAAGTCAGATTCAATCACAGATAATCTTATCCGGATGAAAGAAGCAGAAGCTAGAGAGAAGCATGGTTGGGTCACTGTTAACGGTGCAGGTAGTGTGATTACGAATCATGAGTAAAAATTATCAATTGAGCAATAATAAAAACACGTCAGGAGGTAGGATTTGAAGAAATTGAGCGACGAAGACCTCAAAACATTAGACAGAGAACTTTTCAAATTTCAAAACATTCAACGTACAATAGATTTGAGAAGGCTAGAATTAGAAACTCGAAACCCAGATGCTCAGAGTGGTCCTAGCGTAGGAATAAGCAAACCTACCGAAACTATCGCAATCAGAATCGCAGATGATCCAACCTTGAAATTTCTCGAAGGGTTCAAAGCTATTATTAACAAACTACTGATCAATCTAGTTGATGAAGATAAGGAAATCTTCAATCTGCGCTGGAGATATCCTCAACTGAGATGGGAAGAAATAGCAGAACAGAAATTCATGAGCAAAGCTACAATCTATCGCCGTCGTAGAATTATCTTGGAGCAGTATGCAATATTAAAAGGGGAATTGTAAAATGAGAAAAAAGGCTACTATTTTTCTCATGAAAATCTTGGTATTATGATAGTGTCGGAACGAGAAGACGGATAGATACCCACAAGAGCCTTTCGTTTTCAGAGGAACACCTTTCAAGAATAACCAGAACTCGCCCGACAGATTTACAGGTCAGTTGCAGAAATGCACTGGCTTTTTCATTTATCTGCAAGAAAGGAGGGAAAAGGCTATGAACTATGTTGAACCAATTCGCAACAAGGAAGACATCGACATCATGTGTGATTATCTAAAAGATTGGGACTATCGCAACTATTTGATATTCTTGACAGGGATTAACACAGGCTTACGCATTTCCGACATTCTGAATCTAAAGGTGTCTAATGTCCGTGGCTGGTATCTTTTGCTGATAGAAAGAAAAACAAAGAAACGTCGCAAGGTCAAGATGAATGCTTTTCTCAAACGGGAAATGGATAAACACATCAAAGGCAAACGTGTCGGCGATTACTTATTCCAAAGTCGCAAAGGAAAGAACAAGCCGTTGACAAGACAGGCAGCATACAGCATTATCAAGATAGCTGCTGAAGATTGTGGAGTTGAAAATGTTGGAACGCATACCATGCGAAAAACTTTTGGCTATCACTATTATCAGAAGTACAAGGATATTGCCATGCTCATGGAATTGTTCAATCATGCTAGCGCAGCAATTACCAAAAGATACATCGGTATCAACCAAGACCAACAGGACCGAGCCTTAGCAAATTTCCGTTTAGGAACATAAGAATGCGACATATTGCAGTAGTGTCAGATTGAAAAATAAGAAAGCTGGAAAACCTTTTGTTTACAAGACTTTTGAGAAAAAAGCGAAAGTGACACAATATAGGTTAAAGATGATTGAGAGGGGAAATGGTATAGTTTTATTTTAGGAACTACCAAGCAGAGAACTTGTCAAGTGGTTTTTGAAAAATGAGAAAAAAGGGTACTATTTTTCTCACGATTTTCGTGTTATATTTGTATCATGAATTTTTGTAAACAAGTAGGACAGCTGGACGAGTTGTCCTTTTCTGTTGATGAGGATAGTGGAACATGAGAACATTTTGCATCATGAATAAACAGACAGGAAAATTTGTTTATGGAACTGACTATAGATATTCTCCTCCACACCAAAGGACAAGTGATAGACAAGCCTTGACTTATTCAAGCAAACTTAAGGCAACACTTGAGCTCGAGGAAAGAGGATGTGGTCGTAATTATGTGGTTGTCCAAGTGAAACTGGAGGTAGTCAGTGACATTTAAACCTGTTCGTAAAACGCTGAAGTCTAGTCGCTGGGATAAGTTCCGAAGTCGTACAATGAAACGTGACAAGTATCTCTGTCAAGAATCGTTGAGATACGGCAAGACTGTTCCAGCTGAAATGGTACATCACATTTATCCAGTATCAGAATATCCAGAACTGGAGTTTATATCTTGGAATGTTATTAGTCTGACTAACAAAGTACACGGAACCTTTCACGATAGAACCAACGACAAAGTTGTAGGGCAGGGCTTGTGGTGGCAAAGAAAACGAAAAAAATTTTTTGATGAATTTTATAAAAATCTTTCAGTCATTCACAAAGCCCCCCCTCAAAATTAAAATCACGCTATGCCGTTGGGGACCGGGAAGGGGAAAGTTCTCCCCCTCTACGATTCTGTGAGGATTTTTGTCACATTTTTACACGAAATTTTTGGAAGGAGGTGAGTTTTTGGCAAGGCCTAAAGGACAAAGCACAATCAAAAACAGAATTGTGAAGTCCATGAAAGAAATGGGGACCTACTCAAAGCATTATGATGACATCATCGAAATCTATTCTGGCTTGCTCTATGACTACCAGAACGCTCGGGAAGAGTTCTTGGCTAATGGATCACAGTTCACAGAAGAGCATGAAACAGGTAGAGGCACCATTGTTGAGAGAAAGACACCGTTGGTTCAGTCCATGGAAAATCTTCGCAAGGATATTGTTACCTATTCGGATAGACTTGGCTTAAATCCAAAGGCTGTCGGAATCGAACCACCTAAACCAAAGGATGCTGGAGGTCTGGAAGGCATGATTGCTAATCTGCTATGATGATCAAAAACAATTCACCCAACTTCAAAATAGCGGTGGACTATGCAACTGATGTAGTCTCTGGCAAGATAATTGCTGGCAAGAGGAGAATAAAGGCTTGCCAGAGGTTTCTCGATGACCTTGCAAGCGACAAGTTTGATTTTAGAAATGAGCAGTTTGATTTTGCAGTAAAATTCATTCAGGGTTTGGTCGTACACAGGAAAGGCGAATCCTTGGAGGGTATGCCCTTAACAAATGCCCCTTTCATTTTGCAACCTTGGCAAATTTTCTGTATCGTCAATCTCTTTGGTTTTTATCGTAAAAATACAACAATAAGGCGGCGTTTCACTGAAGCGCTTTTTATGTTGCCACGGAAAAACGGTAAAACACCATTTGCCTCTGCCCTGGCTCTGACAGCTGCTATCTTAGATAACCAAAGTGGCTCAAATGTGTATATCCTAGCCAACTCTCTCAAACAAACACGAGAGAGTTTTGATTTTTTAACGCATACAGTCAAGTACTGGAAAGATAAGTCCATCAAAATCAAGGATAACAACAATGAGCATGTAATCCGTAAGGAGTTTTCCAAAGGCTCTTTCACCATCAATGCTCTTGCTGCTGAAGAAGACAATCTGGACTCATTCAACGGGAACATCATCATCCTAGATGAGATCCACGGGATGAAGTCATCCAAGAAGTACACGCTGATGAAAAATGCCCAGCGGGCTTATCGGAATAAGTTGCTTATGGCCATCACGACTGCAGGGGACAAGCCAAACGGTTTCTTAGCCCAGCGGTTGAAGTACTGCGACAAGGTTCTTGATGGAACTGTGGAAGATGACAGTTATTTCTTGTTTATCTGTGATGCGGATACCGATAAAGATGGGAAAATAGTCGATTTCACTAACCCAATCTACATCCAGCAAGCCAATCCGTCGCTTGGTGTGACGGTCGAGCTCAAGGAACTTGTCCACGATGCAGAGGTCGCATTGGCTGATCCACAGACACGGAATGAATTCTTTAACAAGACCCTCAATGTCTTCACTAACTCAATGACGGCATATTTCAATGTTCAGGACTTTATCAACTCTGATTTGAATTATGACTGGACCTTGGAAGACTTGGTTAAGTTGCCTATCAAATGGTATGGTGGTGCAGACTTGTCCAAGCTTCATGATTTGACTGCTGCAGCTCTATACGGAACTTATGAAGATGTGGACATTGTTATCACTCATGCATTCTTCCCAATTACTGCTGCACATCAGAAGGCTAATGATGATGGTATTCCATTGTTTGGTTGGGAACAAGATGGATGGTTGACCATGTCAAACACTCCAACAGTTTCCTATGACGACATCGTGAATTGGTTTGTCAGTATGAGGGATATGGGTTTCAAGATCCAACGTGTGGGATTTGATAAGAAGTTCGGTCGTGAGTTCTTCTCAGGTATGAAAAAGGCCAAGTTCAAGATTGTGGATGCTCCACAGTATTTCTGGAAAAAGTCGGAAGGCTTCAGACGAATTGAAACCAAGTCACTCAACGGGAAATTTTACTATTGCCATTCTGACGCATATGAGTATTGTGTCGGAAATGTCCGTGGGATTGAAAAGGTCGATGACATGATCCAGTATGAAAAGGTCGAGAAGTCTATGCGTATTGACTTATTCGATGCGTCGGTGTTTGCTGCTTGTCAAATGCTAGAAGATAGCGAGAAATCAGGCAACGCTTCTGCTTGGTTGAACGGAGGAAGAAATTGAAAAAACGAAAGAAAAACAACACAAATCAAATTCGGTCTGAGCCATCATCTGCTATGCAAGTCTTTGTGTCAGAGGATTTTTTCAAAAAATCCATGTCACAGGGTTATATTCGGCTTGCTGATTGTCCAGAAGTTCGGACGGCGGTTGATAGGATTGCTGACATGGTTTCGTCCATGACCATCCACTTGATGGAGAACACAGAAAAAGGCGACATTCGGCTCAAGAATGAGCTATCTCGCAAGATTGATGTCAATCCTTACAAGTGGATGAGCCGTAAGAAGTGGGTAGCCAACATTGTCAGGTCAATGCTTTTGGAAGGCGATGGGAATAGCGTTGTCTATCCAATCATTGACAAAGATGGCTTGATTGCTGACTTGAAACCATTGCCACCATCAAAAATACGATTTGACGGGACCAGCTTTGACTATCAAGTTGTCTATGATTACCAAGAAGTGTATGGACCTGACGAAGTGCTACACTTTGCCATGAATGTCCACCCTGAAAAGCCTTGGCTTGGGCAAGGGTATAGGGTTGTCATGGCTGACCTGCTGAAAAATCTCAAGCAGGCTTCGGATACAAAAAATGAATTTATGTCTGGGAAGTATATGCCATCTCTGATTGTCAAGACGGATGCCAATACGGCAGAGCTTGCTTCGGAAGAAGGTCGTGACAAGGTATTTGACATGTACCTAAAAAACTCTACGGCTGGCAAGCCATGGATTATTCCTGCTGAGATGATAGATGTCCAGCAAATCAAACCACTTAGTCTGAATGACATTGCTATCAAGGACAGTGTGGAAGTAGATAAGACAACCATTGCCAATATCTTACAAGTACCAGCCTTTTTTGTCGGTGTCGGTAAATTCGATAAAGCTGAGTTTGACAACTTTGTCACTACTCGCATACGCTCCATCGCTGAGATTATTCAACAGGAACTGACAGCCAAGTTGCTACTTTCTCCACATCACTATTTTATTTTGAACTGGAGAAGTCTACTGACTTACGACCTCAAGGCTTTGTCGGAAATTGGCTCAAATCTCTATATTCGTGGATTGATGGAAGGGAATGAAGTCCGTAATTGGATAAACTTGCCACCAAAAGAAGGGTTGGACCAGCTTGTCATTTTGGAAAACTTTATTCCAGCGGACAAGATTGGCGATCAGAAAAAACTAGAGAAAGGAGAAACAAGTGGAGAGAACAACCTATCTGACTCGTAGCTTTAAATCTGAACTTGCTGTTCGTGAACAACAAGAAGGCCAACAAGAGAAAGTAATTGAAGGTTATTTTGCAGTCTATGGCTCTGAAACAGAATTGTGGCCAGGTGCTTTTGAAGAAATCAAAAGTGGCGCATTTGATGATACTCTCGAGAATGATATTCGAGCGCTTATCAATCACAATACAGAGCTTGTACTTGGTCGTAATAAGGCTGGTACATTGACTTTGGAAGCTGATGACAAGGGACTATGGGCCCGTGTTGTTATCAACGAACAAGATACTGATGCACTTAATCTGTATGCTCGTGTTCAACGTGGAGATGTGGATCAATGTTCATTTGGTTTTAACATCATCGAAGAATCAACAGAATTCCGTGAAGATGGAACAATCAAGTGGACAATTGAGAAGATTGACCTACATGAAGTATCTATCGTAACTTTCCCAGCATATGAAGCTACTAGTGTTCAAGCTCGGAAACGAGATTTTGAAAATCTACAAAATCGGACCTTGGAAGTCCGAAAAAAACAATTAAAGGAGAAATTAACCCATGCTAAAACAACTCATGCTCCGTCGCAAAATTAAGGTCTTGAAAGAAAGCTTGTCTGAGCTGAACGACGGTAATAACTTTGATGAACGCAGTGCTCAGCTTGAAGTAGCCATCGAAGAAGCACGGTCTGACGAAGAAATCAAGGCTGTCGAAGAAGAAATCGACACTTTGACAAAGGAACAAGCTGAATATCAAGACAAAGTCGATGCTATCCAATCCGAAATTGACGAACTTGAAGAAGAATTGGCTGCATTGGAAGGCAAGGAGCCTAAAGATGAACCCAAAGAAGAACCTGCTGCTGAACCTGAAAACCGAAACAAACAAAAAGGAGAACTCTCAACTATGACACGAAACAAATATTTTGGTGGATTGACTCGCACTGCTATGGCTGAATTGGTAGAACGCAGCGAAGTCAAGTCATTCCTAGAAAACACACGCAGCCTTATCCAAGAAAAACGTGCTGTCAATGGTTCAGAATTGACCATTCCAGAAGTGTTCTTGGAGTTGCTTCGCAACAACATGGACCAATATTCAAAACTGATCACTAAAGTTTGGCTCAAACCTGTGAAGGGCGAAGCTCGTCAGAACATCGCTGGTACAATCCCAGAAGGTATCTGGACGGAGATGATTGGAAAACTCAATGAAGTTGATTTCAAATTCAATCAAGTCGAAGTTGACGGCTACAAGGTTGGTGGCTTTACAGCTGTCCCTAATTCCATCTTGAAGGACTCAGACCTCAACCTTGCTAACGAAATTCTTTTGGGTCTCGCTCAAGCCATTGGTCTTGCTCTTGATAAGGCTATCCTTTACGGTAAAGGGACTAAGATGCCTGTTGGTATTGTGACTCGCTTGGCAGAAACCCAGAAACCTAACTACTGGGGTCAGAATGAGCCAGACTGGACTGACCTGCATTCTACTCACTTGTCAGTAGTACCTGCTAACATCACTGACCCTATCAAATATTATCAGGAATTGGCTACTAAGCTAAATGTCATTGATGCCGACTACTCAGACGGCAATGTCTTCTGGGCTATGTCTCGCAAAACACATCAAGCCTTGAAAATTAAGTTGATGAGTTTCAACTCGGCTGCAGCAATCGCGTCAGGTCTTGACAATACATTGCCTATCATTGGCGGTGATGTTGAAGAACTAAACTTCATCCCAGATGGACATATTATCGGTGGCTTTGGCTCTCTTTACATTTTAGCAGAACGTGAGGGAGCAACCATGGCCCAATCTGAACATGCTCAATTCATCGAGGACAATACTGTCTTCAAGGGTATTGCACGTTATGACGGGCGTCCAATCTTTGGTGAGGCTTTCGTGGCAGTCAATGCATCAGGTAAAGATGGAGCAGTTGCCCCAGCACCAACAGATGTGACATTCGCTGCAGACAAGGCTAACACACCAGGTTAGGAGGTAAACCATGAAGTCAGTTGATGTAAGAGTTAAAGCACTCGTAACTTTTTCCGATAGCCAATCTCCGATTGGCCTTCGGAGAAAAGATGAGGAGTTTGTGACGGCAAAAGACCGAGTAGACTATCTGAACGGTTTGAATGAAGAACCGCTTGTAGCTGTTTTGGAGGAAATCGAAATACTGCATTCCGAATCAGTAAGTGAAAGTGTTTCTGAATCTGTGTCCGAGTTAGCAAGCGAGCTGTCCTCAGAAACCACTACAACTCGAAAATCTCGTAGAAAAACTTCTAAAGAAAGCGAGTAAGCCATGGAAGATTCAGATGTCTTGAAACTGGTTAAAATGAAAGAAGGTATCAAGTCCGACAAACGCGACGAATATCTAATAAAGCTTATCAGAAGCTCTATTGATGAGTTAGAACAAGTCAAGGGCATTGCCATTGACCTGAATCTACATCACCATGTTACCTTTGTTGCCGATTGGACATACTACCAGTACATCAACAAAGACCAGCCAACCATGCCACGCTATCTACAGCAGAAACTGCACGACTATCAAATCACATATAGGAAGCAGGCAGAGTCATGAGATGGAATGAAGATTGCACCCTAATTTCGCTTTCTGAAGAGCCGACATTGGATGAGTTGCTACAACCAACCTACAAAGAGGTAGGTGTTGAGGTATCATGCAATAAGCGGTCTCTCACACGGTCAGAGTATTATTTTGCATCACAAGCCAACATGAATCCTTCCATGGTACTTGAGGTCCACGATTTTGAGTATGACAATCAGGTGTATGTGGATTTTGAAGGAGTGAGATACGAGGTCATCAAGACATTTGAAAATGGGGATATCATCGAATTGACTTGTGAGGTAGTAAAAAATGGCACTGGATCTAACTAGCGAAATCATGTCTGCACTGGAAGAGTGGTCGGAAGAAGTTGAGCAAGAAGTTGATGAAGCTGCTAGCGATGTTGTCGATAAAGCTGTAGCCAAGTTAAGGGTCAGCAGCCCAAAGATGACAGGAAACTATAGAAAGAAATGGGCCAAGAAACGATTAAAGAACGGAACTTATGTGGCATATGTCAGAGGACCTGACTATCGCCTAACCCATTTACTTGAAAATGGGCATGTCAACCGTGATGGTGGACGAACGAGCCCGCAGGTCCATATCGCACCAGTGGAAGAAGAAGCTATTGCCGAATTTGAAGAACTCATCAGGAGAATTGGCCAATGAAACTATCAGAATTTGCAGCTGTCATGAATGAATTGGGAATACCGTGCCGTTACCGTCAATTCAAAAAGGGGGAAAAACCAAAACCACCTTATGCTATCTATTATCAGGATGGTGAGGATAATCTCAATGCTGATAATGAAGCGTACCATACTATCAAATCAGTTACGGTAGAACTGATTATAGATAAGAAAAATGAATCACTGGAAGATAAACTAAAGAGCCTGTTTAATCAAAACAAGCTCTTTTTCGAGTTTTCCGATGAGATGTATATAGAGTCAGAAGGGCTCTATCAAGTCATATATGATGTCAGTCTAATTTAAGAAGGAGAAGAACATGACGAAAAAACCAGAAAACAAAATTGAATTTGGTTTGGAGAAAGTCCATATTGCCAAAATTACCTCAGAGGATGCCCTAGGCAATTTGACTTACGACACTCCACAAGCACTACCTGGGGCCGTCGAGTTGACAATTGAGCCACAAGGAGAAACGATTGATTTCCAAGCAGACAACGTGACCTACTATGGCGGTTCAACCAACAAGGGCTACACAGGTACATTGACAATTGCTCGCTTGACCGAGTATTTCCAAACTGAAATTTTAGGAGAGAAGCTAGCCTCAGACGGAACACAGTCTGAGTTTGCTGATGCGGAGAAAGCAGCCTTTGCGATGATGTTCCAAATTGAGGGGGATAAGAATGCTACTCGTCACGTAATGTACAAGTGTACAGTTACTCGACCAAAGCAGGGTTCAAAAACTAAGTCAGGAGACCCGAACACTACGGAACTTTCCTTTACATCAGTCCCACGATCATCTGATAAAGCTGTTAAGACTCGGACAACAGCAAACACAACCAAAGAAGTTTACGACGGCTGGTTTACAAATGTCTATAAACCTGCAGACGGCGTGACATTTGGAGCGACAGAAGGGGTAGGCAGCTAATGGAACGACTTTATCAAATTGGGGACCAAGAATTTCGGTTGGTGACTAATGGCTATACACCAATTGCTTACAAAAATCAATTTGGTCGTGACTATTTCCAGGATATGATGAACATGTTCCAAGGCGACGCCCTATTGAAAATGGTAGCCTTATCGCAGGAACAGAAAGAAGTAGATGTCAGTCAACTAGATATGTCCATGTTGAAAGATTTCGATATGACTTTCTTTAACCGACTGTTTTGGACTTTTGTGAAATCGGGAGACCCTACGATCAAGCCTTACGACAATTTTTACATGGATTTGGAATATTTCCCTGTCCAAGACGTCGCTCCTGTCTTAATGGAAATGCTGGAGGCAAACATAGCCACAAAAAAGCCTTCGATGACAGCGAATCTGCAAGTGATGAACTTTTTACAGTAGAGTCCTATTTATCCTGCTGTAAAGAAGTCGGTCTGTCAGTAGAGGAGCTACAACACATCACACTTGGCATGGCCCTTGACTACCAAACAGACTATGTCAATCTTCGTGATCCAGACAAACAGACTGAAGTTAAGACAAGAAGAGCTACACAAGACGATATTGATAATTTCTAAAGTGCTTTGAGAGAATTTCTACGATGAATACCTTGTTAACTCAAGGAAAACGTTGCTAGAATCGCTCTCTCAGCACTTTTATTTTTAAAGAAAGGAGGACACATGGCAGGAAAAATTAAGGGTATCAATATTGAAATTGGTGGCGACACAACCGGCTTAGATAAGGCCTTAAAAAATGTCAATAAGTCTGCCTCTGATGCCAGCAAGGAAATCAAAGAAATTGATAAAGCCTTGAAATTTGACCCTGGCAACGTTGTCTTGCTTAGCCAGAAACAGGAACTCTTGGCCAAGCAGGTTTCCAACGCCAAAGAAAAGCTTGAAACGTTGAAGACTGCTGAGGAGCAGGTCCAAAAGCAATTTGCAGAAGGAAAGATTGGCGAAGAGCAGTATCGAGCTTTCCAGCGTGAAGTTGAAGTAACGCAAAATGTCTTAAAAGGATATGAAGGTAAGCTTGCAAGCGTCAATCAAGCCCTTGAAAGCAATGGCAATGCTACTCAGAACAACAAGAACCAATTAAAAGAATTGCAAAATGAGCAGAAGCAATTGGCTAGCGAGAATGAAAAAGTAGTCAGTTCATTCAAATTGCAAGAAAGTCAGCTAGGAGCTAACGCAAGTGAAGCTGACAAATTCGCGCTTGCTGAGAAAAGGATTGGAGCTCAATCTGATATTGTTGCTCGGCAGATTGAAAATCTAGAAAAGCAACTAGCTCTTACAAAGCAAGAGTATGGTGAAAATTCAGCTGAAGCCAATAAAATGGAAACACAGTTGAATCAAGCTAAAACAGCTTACTCGAACCTCTCTCAAGAGATGAGTAACCTCGGGAATGCAGGAAAACAAGCGAGCGGAAGCTTAAGCGAGACAAACAATCTTTTAAAAGCTGAACTACTTAATCAATTCTCAGAAAAGCTTGCTGACATTAGTCAGAAACTTGTGGATTTTGGGAAGAATGCACTAGAAGCCTTCAGGCAAGTTGATGAAGGCATGGATACTATCGTGACCAAAACTGGTGCGACAGGCGATAGTTTGAAAGAAATGCAAGGTATTGCTTCAACCATCGCAACAACTATCCCAACTGATTTCAGTAAGGCTGGTGAAGCAGTCGGAGAGGTCAACACACAGTTTGGACTGACTGGTGATGCCCTCAAAGATGTATCAGTGGAAATGATTAAGTTTGCTGAAATTAACGGTACAGACATTACCAATTCAACTATTTCAGCAAGTAAAGCCTTGGAAGCTTACGAGCTATCAACTAGTGATTTAGCAAAAGTCCTAGATTCTACTACATATACAGCTCAATCGACTGGTGTATCAGTCGATGACTTGATGAAAAAAGCCATTGAAGGCGCACCGCAAATTAAAATGCTAGGTCTTTCATTTGAAGAAGGTGTAGCGTTGCTCGGACAATTTGAAACGAGCGGGGTGGATGCTTCAGGTGCTTTGTCAGGTTTAACAAAAGCAGCAGGAACTTATGCTAAACAAGGTAAAACTTTGAAAGAAGGTCTTATCGAGACAATTGATAAGATAAAGAATACTACTAGCGAAACCGAAGCAATGGGACTAGCAATGGAAATATTTGGTGCTAAAAAAGCACCTCAAATGATTGACGCAATCAAGCGTGGTTCTTTTGACTTCCAGAATTTCGCAGAATCTGCTGAATATTCAGTAGGAGCAGTTTCTAAGACATTTGAAGCTACTCTGGATCCAATTGATAAGTTTAAGACAGCGCAAAACTCAGTCACTCTGGCTATGTCAGAACTAGGCGCAGCAATAGCTGAAACTCTAGCACCTATATTCGAAGTGTTAGGGAACATGGTCAAAGATATTGCAGAGTGGTTCAGTGGTCTACCTGGTCCAGTAAAAGAATTTATCGTGATTTTGGGAGGTGTAGTCACAGTCGCTGGGATTCTAGTCCCGATATTCTTAACCTTGCAAGCAGCAGCAGTTGCGCTTGGAACATCCATCGGAGCAATGATTGCAGCAGCTGCACCCATAATCGGTATTGCTGCTTTAATTGTTGCCGCTATTGCAGCAGTCGTAATTGGTATTAAGTATCTATGGGACACAAACGAGGGATTTCGTGACGCTGTCATGACAGTTTGGAATGCCATTCTGGAAGTCATTAACAAAGTTGTAAGTGAAGTTTCTGACTTCATCATGAGCATGTTTGGAGTGGTTGTGGACTGGTGGACGGAAAACCAAGAGTTGATCAAGTCGTCCGCAGAAATAGTCTGGAATGCCATCTTATCTGTCATTAACACAGTCATGACAGCTTTACAGCCACTCATTCAAGCCGCTTGGTCGAATATCCAACTAGTCATCGAGACAGTCTGGACAGTCATCAAAACAATTGTAGAGACAGCAATCAACACTGTACTTGGAATCATCAAGGCAGTTATGCAGGCGATTAACGGTGACTGGTCTGGCGCATGGGAGACGATGAGAGGTGTTGTAGACGGCTTAATCAATGCAATCAAGTCCATCATTGAGACAGTTCTCACAGCTATTCAGCAATACATTCAAACGACTTGGCAAGCGATTGTGACCTATATACAATTTGTACTCAACATGATTTTCAATATAGTATCCACAATTTGGAATAGCATATTGTCATTCATCAGCAATATAGTAACCTCGATTTCCAATACTATTTCTAATGTATTTAACGGAATATCGAGCACAATTAGTGGTATAATGTCTGGCATTTTTAATACTGTAAACAGTGTTTGGAATGGTATTAGAGATACTATTACGAATACCATTAACGGTGCTAGAGATGCTGTTTCCAATGCTATCAATGCTATGAAGGGTTTCTTTAACTTTGAATGGTCACTACCTAGACCGAAACTACCACGCTTCAACATCAGCGGTGGCGAGGCACCGTGGGGATTCGGTGGTAAGGGGTCATTGCCATCTATTGATATTACATGGTTTGCCAAAGGTGGTATTTTAACCAAACCAACCATTTTCGGCATGAACAGTAATGGGCTGATGGGTGGTGGAGAGGCTGGTAAAGAAGCGGTATTGCCATTAAACGAAAGCACACTTGGAATGATAGCAGATCATATCATGTCTACTGTCAAAGACAAGATTATTGTGAACGTGGAACAACCAAATCCACAACCAATCATTTTAAATATTGACGGCAAAACATTCGCTCAATTGATTGTGGGATATGTTTCAGATGCCCAAGCACAGCGTATTCAAATTATCGAAGGAGGAGGCACAGTTGGCTAAACACTACGGAATTAGATACAATGGCAGGCACTCATTTGAAGATGAAGGCTTGCTTTTGTTAAATGAACGGTCAATTAGCATCCCTGACAAAAAGAAGGTACTGGTGCCAATTCCATTTTCAAATGAAAAATATGATTTTTCAACGGTTTACGGCGGGCAGCTCTACGAACAGAGGACCTTGACCTATCAAATCAAAATCAAGAATACAATCTATGGCACGAAAGAAGCCATGAATATGGCTAAAACAAGTGCTATTAACTGGCTAATGGGTACTACTGGACTCGCACCTCTATATGACGATGCAATTCCTGGTTTTTATTTCCTAGCCGAAGTCCAAGGGGATAGTGCTTTTGAAGAGGATTGGGCGCATGGTGTGCTAAAAATCACATTCACAGCCTATCCCTTCATGATTTCCGAGAAAGCTGAAGGAAGCGATATCTGGGATGAATTTAACTTTGAACTAGACGCATTCCAAGATATTGCTTTCGATGTTAAAGGTTCGCTTGATATTCTATTGGTCAACACAGGCATCAGCTTGGCACGACCAGAGATTACGTCGACCAGCAACATGACATTGACTATGCGGAATCAACAGTTCAGTATTATTCCAGGTAGTCGTGTATATGACTTTTTCACACTCGAAAAAGAGAATGAAATTCGCATCAAAGGAAATGGCAGAATCTCGTTCAAATGGTTTAAGGAGCTGATTTGATGTATGCAGTTAGTTTGATTAACGGTGCCAACGTGACACCGATACACGATTCAATGGCCGGCGGGAATAAGCTCTTGTCGGCCATTATTAAGTTTGAAATCAATAAGATTGCCCAGTTTGATTTCCAGTTTTTGCCAAACAACGCTGGTTACAAGGCTCTTATCAAGCCTTTACAGACCATGGTACAAGTAGTCAATATGCGGACAGGTAGAGAAGTATTTTACGGTCGTATCACCCCAATCACAAATGACATGGCAGAAAGTGGAGTGTTTACATTTGCATACAATGCCAAATCGGAGCTTGATTTTCTGAACGACAGCAAACAAAGGCAACAAATTTACCGCGGGAAGAAATCTGATTTTGTAAAACAAGTCTTGAAATTCCACAATGACAACCTGGAATCTTATAAGGAATTTTTGCCAGGTGATTTGACAGACCTAATCGCAACAGGCGACCACATGGAAGCCGATGTAGACCCTGCCAAGTCGACTTTTGCCACATTGACAAACCTTATCCTGAACGAGTATGGACTGGAACTACAAATTCGCAAGGAGAATGGGAAGAGATATCTTGATTTTAAGAAGCAGATTGGTGTTGACAGCGACACGGAAATCAAGCTCTCTGTCAATCTATTGTCATTAAAGCAGCATATCAACCCAGAGGGCATCGTATCTCGCCTGCTTGTATATGGCAAGCAAAATAGTGAGACAAATCAGCGTGTCAGCATTGCCTCAGTCAACAACGGAAAAGACTACATCGATAGACCTGATTTGATTGCCGAGTATGGTATCAAAATGGAGACTGCCACGTTTGATGACATAGAGAACCCTGTTGCTCTAAAACAGGCAGGAGAAAGCCAGCTAGCCACTCAAAAAGCTGTAGCTTATCAATACTCTGTTTCAGCAGTCAACTTGTCGCACATCAACCCGAATTTTGACGAGTTTGAGGAAGGTAACACATATAGGGTTATCAATCCTGTTATGTTTATCGACGAGCGACTGAGAGTAGTTGCGCGTCAGATTGATTTGTTAAATGTTGAGAGATCTAGTTTGACGATTGGAGAAAAATTTAAGTCTGCGGAAGAGTGGCAGTTAGATAATATTCGTAAGCGAACTCGGCAATTAGTTACAACTAATCAGCTTAAAGAGCAACAGGCAAGATTGGAAGAAGTGCGAGTTATTGCTAATGCAGCTGCAGAGACAGTTGAAACTGTCAATAATACCGTGAACGAACAGTCTAGCCAACTCTTATCTACTCAAGATAAGAAAAAACTGGAATATTTGCTAATTTCAAAGAAAGTTGACTTAGATGATCTATTGAAACGAATTGAAAATCTAGAAAGGAAAGTTTAAATGGGAATTGATAATCACTTAAAAATAATAAAGGAAGGTGTCTTCGGCCGTGATGTTCGACAAGCTATCCATGACGGCATCCAGCAAGCGTATGATGATGCAACGGCTAACGGCAATGCAAACATGGAAGTGGCTAAGGCGAGAGGCTCAAGTCCAACGCTATCGAATCGCTTGGCTCAAAATGACCAAGTAGTTGCTGATATGTTTAATAAAATCCTAACGCAGTCAGCTCAGATTGATAATATCGTTGCAACTGCCGGAGATGGAACGATACCAACAGAATTGGTTGACGTCCGTACGCTATCAAACGGTAAGACATACGCTACAGCAGGGGAGGCTACGAGAGCAATTAGCGAAAGGATAAAAGATATGCCAAAAACAATCAAGAACATCATCACGAATGTACAGATAGGTAAATATTGGTCTAATCGCAGTATTGGCCAAGATGGTACAACCCAAGGAAGTAACGCTGATTATGTTGCATATACAGTCGATGTAGAGCCTGGAAGCATCATTAGCTCTAATATCGAAATGATTGGAGCTTTTAGCCATTTTTTAGACACATCAAAAAAAGCTATCAGTACGCTAGATGGCACTAAACAATCAAATTTTGTTTATCGAGTCCCGTCCAACGCTCAATGGCTACATGTAACTATCAACAAACCAACGGCGACATTGGTAGTTATTAATCATCCAAGCCTTGCAGTTGGCAAGTCCTATAACGATTGTTTGCCAGGCTCAGTTTTGGGCTATGAGGTCGATGGTGTATATCTATCAAAAGCAGACTTTATCACGCTTGCCAATGTCTCAAATTTGCCAAAAATTTTAAAAAACGAAGTAGTCCAAGTTTTTGAAAAAACTTATTGGTCAAACCGCAATATCGGTCAAGATGGAACGGTAAGAGGCAGCAATAATGATTACACATCATATATTGTCAAAGTTACACCAAACACAAAAATTAGCTCAAATGTTGACTTGTCATCACCTTTTACTCATTTTTTAAGTTCTAGAAAGCAAAATTTAGCCTTGCTAGATAACTATGTTGATAGTAATCAAGACGGCTACGTTTATAATATACCGTCTGATGCCGAGTGGCTTTATGTGACACGGAACAATAAGAAACTTGAGCTGGTTATCATTGAGGGGATTAAGGATATTCGTGCCCTCTCATATAGTCAGTATCCTGCTGGTACATTCTACGGTTTTGAAATCAATGGCAACGTACATCCATTTGCGGAAAATACGGGTAATGTCGAGTATATTGATCTACTAGTAGGGACTAACAAATCTTATCAAAATATTAAACAAGCTCTCAATGCAGTTGTTAATTCCGGTCCGAATCGTATCTACACAATCATATTAGACGACGGAACGTATGAATTTAGCATGTTAGGAGATCGCTTACCTGACTATGTGCATATTCGGTCGGCGAGCGGTGAACCAACAAAATGTATCATTCGCGGAGATGTCCCAGATAACGCCGACGATAACACTATCACTCAAACCTCAACTATTAACGTATCAAAAAACAATAATTTTGAAGGTATCACATTTACAGGAAGAAACTGTCGATATGTCATCCATGATGAGTCGAGTGGTGTTGACCGAAATTGGAAACGCATGGTTAAAAATTGCCGATTTATCCATTACGGAAATAAAGGAGCTCGAGACTATCGCACACAAAACGGTGGTGATGTGTCAAAAGTTTGGCAAGTAACCAGGGCGTGGGGCGAAGGTGCATCAGAAGGTTCCTACTCTCAATACGACAACTGTTATTTTGAGAGCCCTGTACAGCCTTGGTACATCCACGAGCCTAACGCAATTGACTCAACTAAACCGTATCACAGAGTGCACAACAATTGTACATTCATTTCAACAGCTGTTGAATATGGCGGTTTTGGCGGTGGTATTAACATTGATAACACCCATGACAGAGGAGGCGCGGTGCACATGATTGATTTTAACAACTGTAATTTTAGCAACTGTCCGATTCAAGTAAACGGCCAATATCCAATTAAGGTCCGTGTATCAGGGGGCAATGAGACGTTTATCAATGCAGAATACCCAATCAACTATCCTGAAACAGACTTTACTGTTAAACGGTATTACCAATCTGATGTTACCTTAACGGGTGGCGAAGTTTTAGCAGCTTCTTCTGCAGGATTTAACTACGTAGAACTTGCTACACCTCATACACCTCAACAGCTGATTGCAGGTATTTATATTGGTATGTCTGCCAAAAAAGGTGATAGTATCAGGGTTTTGGCGCCAACTCTCTTTGCGTCTAAATTATCAGGGGCCTTTGGCAGCCCAATGTATGTTGGTTCGGATGGGAAACTCACACTTACTCAAGGTTCTATACCAGTCGG